CCGTAATTGTTTACGCCCTTGGGAATAACTATCCCTTCCTTCTTTTTCAACATATTCTTTTCAAATCCATCGTAGCTAACTTCGTGATGCCAGCGGTCATAACGCCACACCAATTTAGCCCTGTGCGGGTACTCATCTACCAACATCTGTGACTTGGGTAGCGTACCTTCGTGGTCGTAAAACTCGGCTGAGTTACCGCCCTTGACCGTCTGTGTTGCGGCTTTGTTTTGCAAAAAACAATGGAACATGATCGTACACCAGCCGCCTTCTAAGCAATCCAGCGATAGGATGGTGTCTTCGTTGTACTTGGTTCTCCAGCGGTACGGTATGTCATTGCGGATTAACATACAGGAAAAGATGCGGTTGTTTAGCCTAAACGGTGGCTTCTTGCGCCTATTACCGCCAGCAAAGAATCGGTATTCAAAGCCAGCTTGGGCTACATTGTCGTACCGCTCAACAAAATCCTCTGCCGCCCTAAATATCGTGCCTGACGCTACGGGTACACGCTCATTACGGTTTAGCCGTACAAAGCCGTTGATGTTGTCATCCAGCATCCAATGGTAGGCGTGTCCGTTTTGGATTGAGTGATCCCAGCACCAGTTACGGGCGGGGGTAGAACCAAAGCCATGATTACTAAACGGCAAAGTCAGTATCTTGGCTGGGTCAATAACCTCTGCGTAGTTGTCGTATTCCTGCGGCTCTACAGCGATGTAGTACGGTACGCCCATCTTTTCTAGCGACTTGCTAGTTAAGCGGCTTTCCCATCTGCCCTTGGAAATAATGTAGACAGGGTGTTTAGGATTCATCGATGTAGATTTTCTTTACGGGTTCTTTTACGGGGAACAATATGCTTTTGGTCTGAAAAGTAATGCGTCTGCCGACCAGTTCGCTAAATGCGTTCATATCTTCTACGGTCAAAAAGTTAACCGTGACAGCCGCAATAGACTTAAGGTCTTCGGATACAAACTCAGGCATCCCTTCCCATTCTTTGTCGTAATCAAACTGGTCATCAAACAGGTCGTTCATTTGCTAACCTTTTTTTAATAAGCATCTTCATGCGTTCTTCATCCTTGGGGTATTGCGCCAGCAGTCTAACGACCTCATCCCAGCCACGCCTTTTGGCTACCCCGATGTACCAATCTACAAGGTAATCATCTCGAAAGTTTTTCACATCTGTTCCTCAATCTGCTTGATCTTTTGGCTAATCCTTGCCCGCCATTGTTGCCACGCCTCGCCCGCATAAGCGGGGCAATTAACTTCCTGCGCTTTACGGGCGGTAAGTTCCTCGCTGGAATACCACGGCAGTTCGGGCTTTTTGGTAGGTTCAAAGTCAATCTCGTCAGTCCAGCGTTCTTGGTTCAAAAATGTGGCGGGGTACGGGATGAAATCTTTTTGCGTCTGCTTGATCTTCCAGTATTTAAGGTAGTTTGGCAGGGCTTGTAGGCATTCTGCTTGCTGGGTAGGGGTTAGCCTATTCCAGCTTTTTTCAGCCTCTTTGCGCCCCATTTTGCGGGGATACATAGCGTAAAAATTTTGAAAGGTCATTTGTCCATCCAAAAATAAAGAAATGCGGCAATAAACATAAGCGTGGCAAAGATGATAAACACGCCAATTGCAAACACGGTCATGACGGTTTCTACCATTTAGATACCGTATGCCAACATTGCACCAAGGATTGCGCCCAGCAAACAAGCACCCAATAAATCTTTCATTACCACTCCAATCCTGATTGATCCATCATGGTTGTCTGCATACTGATGGCGTTAGTAAAAATGCCGTTTAATGCGCTTTTGGCGGTGTATTTGTTGTAATTTGGGCTTTCGATGTAATCTTTGTAAAGTCTAAGCAATGCAAACAATTCATCAAAATTATTGTATGTATCGTAAATCGCATATTCCATGTTTGCGGCTTTACGCTCTGCCTGTTGTAGCTTTGTAAGCGGCTTGGCTTTTGGGGTTTTTTTAATTGTCATGTCTATCTCACCTTTAAAGGTAGCCCCCGTAGGGGCTGGTTAATTATTTGATTTCTGAAATTTTGTAGTACTGTGGATTTTTGCGAGCAAGAATAAAATATGCTTGTTTGATGGTTACTGGAACGCTCCAAACTTTCCACTCATTTTTGTAGTCATCTAATTGCATAACTACAAATTCTTTTTTGCCTTGACCTTTTGATTTCATTTTGTTGCTCCTTTTTCTATCTCACTCGTTATTGAGTGATACCAGTTTATTAAGGTAGCTTAACTATGTCAACAGGTATTTGATTAGGATATACCCTTAGTGTTGTTTTTTCGTCATAGGTATCCCAAAGGTGATAGCACCCCATCCATTCAGGAAGTTGATCCCGAACTAATGCTCCCTAAGGTAGTGTTCAATCGATACAAGGTTGTCTATCACCATTGTCCTTGTAACTTGTGTAGTACCCACTTAAGTCTACGGGGCTTGCTGTCAGGTGTAAACCAGCCCATGTTCTATTCCACGCCACCCATCTAGGTGCTTAATATCGTTTGGAGTACGAAGCGGAAATAGAAAAAGCCCTTCAAGAGTAGTTTCTAAGTTGAACCCACTTTAGAAAAGACCAGCCAGCCTTTCCAAAATGCTCAAAAACTACCCTTCAAGGGCTTTAGGCTGGTATGTTACTAACGGGGTTCAATCCGCTTACCAGCAAGTATACATTAAATTAATTCAGGCCAAATTAATTTATAGGTTTCAGGAAATAAAGTTTTTCGGGTGATTAGACCGTGGCTTTGTTTCTCAAGGGTTGCGGCTAGGATCACCAGCTTGTCATGCGGTATATCTCCGTTTTGCCACATGGATACCGCAGGTACGCTGATGCCTAGCATCTTAGCTACTTTGGTTGGCCCACCCAATAAACGAATAATAGCGACTGAGTTCATGTAAGTAATCTTAACATATTTCTTGCACATTGTGTTAAGTTAGGTTAATATGGTTGTACGGTATGTGCCGTGATAACAGGAGAAACTCTTATGAGTGAAATAGAATCGCAAACAAATGACTTACTTCAATTGCAGGGTCAGCTAGAAAAAATCTTTGATGTACTAGAGGGCGGCTCTGATCTTTCCAAGGAACAAATCGACTTACTGCGCTATGGTTGTGGCTTTGCGCCAGTTAACCGTATGTCAAATTCGGGTCAAATGCTTTGGAATATGTTGGTAGATACCAATAACCTTTTAGCAAGGAATCTAAAATGAACCCACAAGTACAGCTAGTAACGCCCGAAATGGCGAAGTTGTATCTATCCAAAAACACCGATAACCGCCAACAGAGGGGCTGGTATGTGTCGTGTCTAGCCAAGGCAATCAAGCGTGGTGACTGGATACTGACCCATCAGGGCGTAGCATTCTCTGAGTCAGGCAAACTGATTGACGGTCAGCACCGCCTAGAAGCTATTGTAGAAGCCGATACACCCGTGAAATTGCTGGTCACTACTGGCGTAAGTAACGATGCGTACAAGGTCTTAGATAACGGCATCAAGCGCACATTGTCAGACCTGACAGGCATCAATGTTAGGACTACCGAGGTATGCCGCATCTTGGCTAGATTGGTCTACGGTGGCAATTCAGTCACCAGCGCAGAAGAGTGCTTAGAGATATATAACACGGGGGTGGGCGAGGTATCTGACAGCCTAGTCGAGTATTGCGGCAAGCAGATTAAAGTCTATTCGTCTGCTCCTATGCGTACTGCGGCAGTCTGCCTAATCCTTGACGGGTATAACCAAAACTATGTCAAGGAACTATACGCAAACCTATGCCACCAGCAATTTAACGAATTGCCGAATGTAGCGCAAAACTTTATCCGTCAGGTTACCGATGGCAGGATTACCGCAAACAATAAGGCAAACCTACTAGCACGGGGTCTAAAAGTATTTAACCCTGAGTTTAAGGATGTTTCACGCTTACAGATTAGTGACTCAGAAGAAACTGCCGCTAATGCGTATTGCCGCAACATTGTTAGAAACCTATTAACGAAAGAGAAAAAATGATTATTTCCGATAACCAAAAAGACTTTAAGATTGCGCCAGCAGGTCTGCATATGGCTCGCCTTTATTCCATCATTGACCTAGGTCATCAAGCCACCGAATGGGCTGGAGAAACCAAGATCATGCACAAGGTCGTATTGACTTGGGAACTGCACGGTGATGACGATGCGGGTCAGCCATTACAGACAGACGATGGTAAACCTTTAATCGTATCTAAGCGTTATACAGTCAGCCTAGGTGATCAAGCACGGTTACGCCAAGACCTAGAGGCGTGGTCAAATAAAAAAATGACCCCTGAAGACCGCAAGAACTTTGACCTCAAGAACCTATTGGGTAAGTTTTGCATGGTCAATATCACGCACTCCGAGGATGGCAAGTACGCCAACATCAGCGGCATTAGCCCTGTGCCTAGCGCATTGCGTAACGCCCAGCCTGATGGCATAAACCCCACTAAAATCTTTTGGCTACAAAGCTACAAGCAGGAAGAGTACGATGCGCTACCCAAGTATTACAAAGAAAAGATAGCGGAGTCTAGCGAGTGGCGTGGTCAGCAGGAGCGTGAAAAAAATGCGCCTAAACTAGCCGATGATGATAATTTTGGCCCACCCCCATTTTAAGGATTAACATGATTGTCAAGGAGAAACTAAGTGAATCAGGTCATTGGTATACGAAAGACGGCACTCCAGCCTACACTACCATCGGCAAGACTGGGGAACGGGCAACAACGCTCCGTGACGCACGGAAACTCGGACTTTTGCCAAGTGTTACAACAATTAACGGAATGCTATCGAAAGCAGGGCTTGATACATGGAAGCAACAACAAGTCCTCTTAGCCGCCCTGACCCTGCCTAGACTTCCTGATGAACCCGAATCAGACTGGTTGGCTAGGGTGATGCAGGATAGTAAAGCTACGGGCAGGGAAGCGGCAGAGCGGGGTACTGCAATCCACGCCATTATCCAAAGCTGGTTTGAGGGTGTGTATATGCCTGAAAAGCCACCGTACATCAATACCATTGTGGAAACCCTTGACAACGCCTTTGGAAGCCAGCTATGGCTTTCTGAGAAGTCGTTTGGGCATCCGCTAGGGTATGGCGGTAAATGCGATCTAATGTCCACAGCGGGCTTTGTAGTGGACTTTAAGACCAAAGATACCGACTTAGATAAGGTGGATGTGTATTTTGAGCATGAGATGCAGTTAGCCGCCTACCGTGAGGGTCTAGGAGTACCCAGCGCACGGTGCGCTATCGTGTTTGTCAACGGTACGACTAACCAAGTCAAATTGATTGAAATTGAGCAGGATCGGCTTCAAAAGGGCTGGGAGTGCTTTGAGCATTTACTGCGTGTTTACCAAATCAAGAACGGCTTATAATTAAAGTTCCTTCACGGGAACGGGGGAAAGCAGACACGCTTCACATACGGGAATGTGAGTACCCCACTTATTTAAGGGCGTTAAGCCGCCACAGTAGGATGCAGTAATTAGGGAATTTTGCGGCTT